GGACGCAAAACTGTGACACTCACCAAATCACAGGTAGCAATAGCTAAAAGATTAGGTGTGCCACTTGAAGAGTACGTTAAATATGTGAAGGAGGCTCAATAATATGAACGATACTATAAAAAGAACTTCACGCAACGCTGAGTCGAGAGAAGTTAACGAAAGAACAAAGACTTGGCAGTTACCATCTAGTTTAGATGCTCCAAAAGCACCTAACGGTTTCGAGCACAGATGGATAAGAACAAATGTGCAAGGTTTTGAAGACACGTCTAACGTGACTAANAAACTTAGAGAAGGATGGGAATTTGTGAAAGCAGAGGAAATTAAAAATGACCCTGATATTCACAAGTATCCTAAAATAACCGAAGGGAAATATAGTGGATGCATTGGAATTGGAGGCCTTGTGTTGGCAAGGATACCGACAGAGATTCTAAGACAGCGATCCGAGTATTTCAAAAGACTTACTCAAGATCAACTTAAAGGTGTCGATAACGATCTTATGAAGGAACAACATCCAAGTATGCCGATCAATATTGATAGGCAGAAAAGAGTTACCTTTGGTGGTGGACGCAAAAATTAATCTTTTTGTTATTCCTACTCTAGAGGTTGGCTAAAATAAAAACAAAAACTAAATAGGAGATATAATACTATGTCAAACGTAAGTGAACAGTTCGGTCTAAGACCGTACAGAAAACTTGACGGTACTCCCCTAGTTGGTGCTCAAAACAGATACACAATTGCAAGTAACTATGGAACTGCAATTTTCCAAGGTGACCTGGTTGTACCAGTAACTGCTGGAAACATTGAAAGACATGTTTACAACAATAGTTCGTCTGTCATTGGGGTTTTTAACGGATGTTTTTACACTGATCCGACAACTCAAAAGCCGACTTTTAGCAACTATTATCCAGGCAGCATTGTGGCTTCGGACATTACAGCATTTGTAGTGGATGATCCTGATGCGGTCTTTTTAATGGACGCTGATGCGACTTTTGCAAGAGCGGATATTTTTAAGAACTACTCTGTTACTAACACAACAGGGAATACTAAAACAGGAATCTCGAAAACTCAATTAGATGTTTCCGAGAGTGGAACTAACGCATCATTTGTAATTCAGGCAATTGATATTTCTCAAGACCCTAATAACAGTGATACTGGTTCTGCTAATGCAAATATTCTTGTAAGAATAAACAAACACTTTTACCGTGATGGTACAGGTATCTAATAAGGAGAATAGACAATGGCTATATCAAGACAACAGCTAACTAAAGAGTTAGAGCCAGGACTGAATGCCTTATTCGGCCTGGAATACAGTAGGTATGATAACCAACATGCGGAAATCTACAATACTGAATCATCTGACAGAGCTTTTGAAGAAGAAGTAATGTTAAGCGGTTTCGCTGGTGCACCAACTAAACAAGAGGGTGCTTCAGTTGTGTTCGATCAAGCTAACGAAGCTTATACAGCTAGATACACACACGAAACTATTGCTTTAGCATTTGCTATCACTGAAGAAGCAATCGAAGATAACCTATACGACAGACTTGCTCAAAGATACACAAGAGCTTTAGCAAGATCAATGTCAAACACGAAGCAAGTAAAAGCTGCACAAGTGCTTAACCAAGCACAATTCACTGCTGTAACAGGTGGTGACGGTGTGCCTTTAATTGCGAACAATCACCCATTATCAAATGGTGGTACGTTCTCAAATGTATTGGCAACTGCGGCTGACCTTAACGAAACATCATTAGAGCAATCTCTAATTGATATCCAAGGTTTCGTTGATGAGAGAGGATTAAAAATCGCTCTTAACGGCAGAAAAATGATAATTCCAAAAGAATTACAATTCACTGCTGAAAGATTGATGAAATCAACTCTTAGAACAGGTACTGCTGACAATGACATTAACGCTATCAACAACATGGGTATGGTTCCTGAAGGTTACAGAGTTAATAACTTTTTAACTGACACAGACTCATACTTCTTGTTAACTGATGTGCCTAATGGTTTTAAACACTTCGAAAGAAGCCCGATTAAAACTGCATTAGAAGGTGACTTCGATACAGGTAATGTTAGATTTAAAGCTAGAGAAAGATACTCTTTTGGATTTTCTGATCCAAGATGTGTATTTGGTAACGGAAACTTACCAACTAGCTAATAGTTAACAGTTAACCCGACAACGGGTACTTAAAAGGGGCGGTGCATTTGCATCGTCCCTTTTTTTATGTTAAGTCAGTACAGAATGAAAATTCTTAAACACAAAGAATCAAAAATCTCACAAAATTATTTTTTTATTAAAGGCAATCTAGATTTAAATTGTCAATATTTTATTCAAAAAATAGAAGAGGGTATAAAAGCACCTGATAATAAAAATTTCCAATCAAATGTTCAAGGAGAAATGACAGAATGGAGATATTTTTGTCAAGATTACGAATTTGCTAAAATAGCTTCAAAAATTTTAGACTATTGCGAAGCACATAATTTATTAGATAAAAAAGTTTATCTTGCTAATGCTTGGGGCTATAAGGAAACTTTTTCAAATTATACAAAACGACATAGCCATCACCCAGGTGTATTATCAGGTTTGATATATCTATCAAATGTAGATCAGCCTCTCATATTTGATGAAATCAATGAGTCCGTTGTCCCTGAAGCGGGTAACTTTGCTCTATTTTCAAGTTTTTTATACCACCAAACAAAATCAAGAATTCTAGACAATAAAATTAAGTATGGAATTTCATTTAACTTTTATGAACAACTAGATTCTTGAGAATTTATTGTGTATAATAAATAAACCTAGAAAAATTGTTATGTAAACTGGCTAGGCAGACGGTATAGAGATTACATGACGCAAAGCTATACAAGGAGAAAATTATGGCAAACACAACATTTGANGGCCCAGTAAGATCGAAAAATGGTTTTCAATCTATTGGCCCAGGTGCAGTAAAAGCAGAAACTTTAGCTACTGATTTGACTGTTGCAGATCACGCAGGAAGATTAGTAACAATGGATCCACAAGGAACTCCAACTGCAATTACAATTCCAGCGATTGTCGCTCAAGCTGATGCAGCAACGGCAGGGCCTGGAAGTGATCCAAACAACCCAAGCACAATTGGTACAACTTTTGAAATTCTTTTTATTGATGATTTCACTGGTACAATCCAAACTGCAAACACAGCTGACAAATTTGTTGGTGGTGTAACAATTGGGATTGATGCTTCAGTTGCTGGAAAACAATTCGTTCCAGCTACGGCAAACAATGAAGTTAATTTAAATGGTGAAGCAGGAGCATCTGTTGCTACAACAGGTGGTCTTAAAGGTTCAAGAATTAAATTTACTGCGGTTGCAGCAAATTTATATGCTGTTGAAGGTGAACTTATTGGTTCAGGTTCAATTGCAACACCTTTTGATTCACAATAATAAATAATTAGTGGCTCCTTCGGGAGCCACTTAACATAGGAGAATAAAATGTCAGGCGGATCAAGTTTTTCAAGTGATCAATCGGTAGCCCATGCAACATCTACTGCACAAATGGTTGCTACCACTAAAAGAGCGAGACTAACTTCTGTTCAAGCAAAAGGTGGAACTAACTGTTCTATTATTTTTAAAAGTGGCGGAGGTTCAGGAACTACAATCGCTACATTTTTATTTGATTCAGAAGGTTTAGACATGTACTTTCCTGGTAATGGAATTTTATTTCAAGACGGTATTCATGCCACTATTGCTAATACTGGTGGTGTAACAATAACATTTACGTAAGAGTTCATTATGAAGGGTGATGTTAAAGCAGTAAGAAAATCAACAACAGGTTCTGTATTTGCAGGAAGAACTAGATTAAGAGGAATTATTCTTGCTTCAGATGGAACAGGAGCAGGTACAGTTATATTACAAGACGGAAACTCAGTCACACAATTTCAAGTTGATGTACCAAATGGAGATGTATTCGCTTATAATTTAGCAGAAGACGGAATTTTATTTGAAGGTGGAATGACTGTTTCAACTCTTACGAAAGCTACTGTAACTGTTATTTTAGATAAATGATTGATAGTTATTATAAAGATATTTTAGGTATGAAAAAGGGTGGTTCATCTAGCCCAAAGTATAGTATTAAGAAAGAAGTTAAAGATAGATTAAAAAAAGAAAATCCAAAAACAAGTTTTTTATTAATAGGCTTATCGCCAGTTACTCAATATAGAAAATATAANCATAGACAAAATATAAAAAAAGAANGAGCAAGAGACGAGGGTAAAACAAAATATAGCAAAGGTGGAATGCCCTCTAGAAACAAAAAAAATTTTAGACCTACTAAATCAGGTGCTGGTATGACAGAAGCTGGAGTTAAAGCTTACAGAAGACTAAATCCTGGATCAAAATTAAAAACAGCAGTGACAGGTAAAGTAAAACCTGGGTCAAAAGATGCAAAGAGACGAAAAAGTTATTGTGCTAGAAGCTTAGGTCAGTTAAAAAGAGCTAGTGCAAAAACAAGAAATGATCCAAATTCAAGAATTAGACAAGCGAGACGTAGATGGAAATGTTAAACTATGTCTTATTTAAATGCTAACGTCCCCCCTGTTTATTGTAAGGTAAGAAAAGAATATCTATATGATCTTAAAACACATCATGGAGAAAGTCTTGACTGTGTTATCTTTGGTCTTAGCTCTATTTCAGGTCGTGCATTATTATTTAANATTATGCTTCCAAATGGTGCGTGTTTTTGGAGATTGCCTATATCAGCGTTTTTTCAAAAACAATTTGAAAGAGAAAATGTGCCCGATATGCAAATACACGAATTACAATTGTGGAATAGTTTTAGTTATTGGCCTAGTGTTCATAAGTTTGATTGGTTGGCTGGTCTAGATGGTAAATTTTTGGGCATTGATAAAAAATTTTATCATGGACGTTATTTATTCACTATTGATTGGGGGCATCCTGAAACTAATATCTTGGATGTGGAACATTCTGAAATTCCTCAAGAACATAAGTGTGCACATATTATCGAGCTTACTAATGGTAACTTTGCAGCTCAGCCTAATAATCGTATTTTGTGGCATGTTAATAGTTACACTACTGATAACAGTTGGCCTGACTATAAAGTCCAAACTACTTACTGGGATGCAGAGGGATCAGGTTTAGTAACAGAAGATTCTGACAAAATGTTTTATGAAATGGAAGAGAAAAAAAGAGCCGAAGACGATACATACGAATGAGTTATCAAATCATAGATAATTTTTTAGAAAAAGAATTTTTTCAAAAAATAAAAAATACTATTTCAAATGAAGACTTTCCTTGGAGAAGAAGATCAAGAATGACAACAGGAAAGGGAGAAGAGTGTGATCACGGTTACTTTACATATTGTTTTTATAATTATTTAAAAGACCAAAGTGATTTATATGAAAAAATAATCATACCTATATTAAATAAATTAGAAGCAAAAGCAGTAATACAAGCTAGAGCAAATATGAATATAAAACAATTATTTTTAAGTGATTTTTCTAATTATCATACAGATACCTTTACAAATAACAAAACAGCCATATTAAATTTGACTACTTGTGACGGGGGAACCCATTTAATGATTGAAAATAAGGAAATTTTTATAGAAAGTGTTGAAAATAGAATGATTATTTTTGATGCGAATATATTGCATAGGTCTGTAAAACATAATAATTGTGATGTAAGATACTACATAAATCTTAATTATTTTTAAGGAGGAATAATGGAAAAAATAATATCACAGGCAAAACATTATTGGAAAGAGCATAAAACAGTAGTTGTAGTTGTAGCAGCTATTATTGTTATAGCTATCATTCTATAATATGAGTAATAAACCAATGAACATCGGAGAAGAGGCACGAGTACAGATGCCGATGAAAACGGTAGCCTCTTTGATCGTGCTCGTAGCGATGGGCGTGTTCGCTTATACGGAGCTGACTGCGAGGTTGGTATCGTTAGAGACATCACGTGAGTTGTTTGAAAATGATTTG